ATTGCTTGTCCTGCAGTTCCTCCGATGTCTCCTGCATCCATAGATACAACAGCGTTTACAACTTCTGATAATACTTTACCATCAATATCGTTAGCCAATCTGTAAGCAGCTCTTTCTACGTAAGAGTTCTCAAGGTCATACTTCATTTGAATCCAATCTACTTCATCTATTGCGAAAGAGATTTCTTTTGATTGGTCGATGTCTAAGTATTCATCTGTTCCAACTAAGTCTTGCTGAGTTGTATCAGTGTACTTAACATAGTCATTAACAACTAAGTCATTAGGGTATGGTCTGTGAATTCTATCACCATACTTTAAATCAGGTTGTTCTTCGAAAGAACAAATTTGTGTAGCTACCAAAGCGTTGTGAGTTAAGTATTGAATTCTACGACTCCATAGCTCAGGCACGAAAGCGGCAACGTTATTAGTCATTTGTTAATAAAATAGTAAGTAAAAGGTTTATTTCTTACCCCTTGCCTTCCATCGTTCATCAAACTCTTTGTCTGACATCTGCCTCCAATCTTTTTCTGGTTCTGGGTCTTTAGTGATACCATCAACACCAGGATTAGATGGTTTCTTAGAAAGCAATTCGGGTTTGTTCTTAGCAAGATACAAATCAAAAGCATCATTGACATTCATACCATCATACTTGGCTTGAATTTCTTTGATTTCTTTTTCAACCTCTCTTGCTGTTGGGTTGTTTTGGAAGAATAATTTTTCCTCAACTTTCTTATCAATGTAGCTATCATCGATTTCAGTTGGAGCTTTATTCTCCTGTGCTTTTGCACTTTTAAAACGAGATTTCCATTTCTCTACATCGGCTTGTGATTTCTCATACAAGGCTTTGTAGTCAACATCTCATTCTACCTCTGTGGTAGTTGTTTCCAGATTTTCGTTTTCTTCTGGCATCGTTACATTTGGTTAATAATAAAGCGTCATAACCGTAGCTGAAGTAGATTTGTTGTTGCATAAACCTACAAACTGCGAATATGTTAGGTGGTTAACCTCTTGGCAATGGTGTCTCTCTTTATCGCTGATGACTTTCGAGTTATTATATTTCTTGTTTGAACATATCATTTATTAAATCCACTCTCTCTTGTTCCTCCATCTCCTCTATGTCTTCCTCAGGATTATAGTTAGGATTTTCTACTAGTTGCTGTGGTAGCCTTTCCACTACCCATGCTAGACATCTCATTTCAGCTCTTAATAAATCTGATTGCGTTAAATGCTCATCCTTTACATCCATACAGTCTCCATAGACTATCTTGTTTGCTATTGCTATCTGCCTTTGCTTGATAGCTTTTTTAACTTCCTCCCATCCTTTTGTCTTGAGTAAGTCCTCAATCTTTATCATTTTTTCATTGTTTGCCATTATGCTATGTTAGAATCTAAATTGACTGTATCTCTAGTAATTAGTTCATCCTTACTAGGCTGTCATTGAGACATCATTATGTTAGCTGCACTATTAGCCATCTCATTCATTCATGGCATTGTTGGTGTTTCTCATAATTCTAATAGTATGTTGCTTAGCTTATCTAATAACTTATTCTTTAAATCTCCATCATCAGCCTTTTGCATATACAACCAAATAGTATAGAAATCTACATCAGTTCTTTTAAATAAGCTCTCAGGTTCAACTCATAGATTAACCATATCTACATAGTTCTTGGCTATCCTTTCATCAGCTGTATAACTAAATATTGAATTCACTGTGTTTGGTTTTAGTCAATTAGCTCTTAGATATAGTCTCTTGAATATTGCTTTGTTTACAGGCTTTATTTCTGGGTCATTAACTATCAATGGATATAATGTCATCAATGTATTCTTTTGCTTTTCATTCATAGCACTTATATCCTCACTAGCACCTACCATTATATATGGCATTTGCTTTGTGATAAATTGGTCTTTTTCTAATGTTTGTCCTGTCCATTCAAAATCAGTATTAAGCAACACCCATTTCTTTTCTCAATCCTTAAAGTTCTCAAGATATCCTCTCCATCGTTGGAAATAATACTCCCTATAAAATCGTTGCTTGATGGTATTCTTTATTGATAACTGCATGTTAGCATTAGCTTGTAACTGTTGTGCTTCTGCTTTAGTCATAGACTTATCAGGCATAATTCATTGCTGCAAGCTATCTATCTTTGAATCGTATTTAGCCTCATTCTCTAGCCAAGACATCATGTTCCATACATCAGTCTTAATCTGACTCTGTGGCAACTCGTACATAGCATTCTGTATTGGTTGTGTTCCTATCTCGTTTTCATCAATAAACAAAAGCCTTTGGTCTCGTGTCTTCTTTTGTAATTCTTCCTTGTTCTTAATAAGTCTACTATTTACCAAGAAGTCTCATCCTGTAGCCTCTCTTTTAGCTTTCATAAGTGATAGGTTGGCTAATATTGATTTAGCGTTTTGTTTATCTTCTATCTTATCACATATACTTGTACCAAATGGATTTCATCTAACTGGGTCATAGTAGTTAAGCATAATAGGCCATGGTATCAAACTTGGGTCTAGTTTTTCTTCTTTAGTTACTGGTTGTAATTCCTCCTTATAGAATATCTCACTAATATCTGAGCTACATACAAACTTCCATTTTCTTCCATCTATTATTGTATAATGTACATAGATATCTAAGGCCATATTGTCTGTGATTTCATCCACTATGATTGGTCCTGTACCTGCTTTATTTGAATAAGCCTCTCTTGTTAATTCGCTTTCCATGTTGTACATCTTAGCAAACCATCTATTCAAGGCTCTTTTATCATACATATTCTTAACATCGTGGATATTTGTTAGCATACAGAATCCATGAAATCTGTAGTTCTTTCAATCGAATTGTCCTGTCTGTGTTGGTAATGGGTCTGGTATCCAACTAAGTGGATTTATAGCTTTCCAAGTGTTACATAAAGTATCGTGGTCAAATCAAGTTTTGTTTAGGATACCAACTCCAAAGAAAAGGCTGTCTTGTTCTACTTGGTATTTAAGCTGCTGTGTTGCTCATTCCCTTTCATCGAACTCTGCTACGGCGTTTAAGTTCTCTGCCTCTTCCTCTCAAATCCATCCTGTTCTTGATACGAACTTACACTTAACTCCGTTAGTAAAGAAACTAGCGATAAGAGTATCTATGTAGTTCCCTATCATGTTGATGTTGATTATTTTCCCACCATTCTTTGTTTGTGGGTTTCGTTTCATAATTCTGTCCCTGTATCTAATCCTTACAGGTCTAACATAGTTTAGCCCTAAAGCATATTCTCTTTGGATTTGATTTAGTATTCCTGATTTGTTCATACCTAGTATGTAATATAAATTCAAATTGTATTATATTCTGAAAATTCAAAAAGCAACAAAAAACTAATATAACATATCATCAAAATTTATTCTTATAACGTCTGTTTTAGTTATAGGTGAAGTAGATTTAGTTAGTTCCCAGTACATACGCATCATTATAGCATCAGCATAGTCTGGTGAATGTCATAATCTTTTCTTCATATCTTCCTTGCTTTCCAACTTAATCTTATTGTCATTATCCACATCCTTTATCAATATATTATCTAGTTCATTTTCTATTCTCTCCTTAATCTCCCCTGAGGTATCTATACGCATATTCCTTTTCTCCATAAGATACTTCAACTTAAAATAGCATTGTGTCTTTAGGTTAGAGAAATTTCTTACCTCATCAGCCTGTTTTATAGGACTGCTATTATTTACAAAGTTAACACATCCTCTTAGTTGGTCTGCTACTCATCCTCATACTCCATCACTATCTATACAAATATTACTCCTCCTACAATTGTAATAACTTTCTAAATCTTTTATCACCGCTACAGTTTGGTCTGTAGTTTGTCATTGATATGTTCTTACTTCTACTCCTTTTAGTCATTTTCGCACTATAATTATAGTCTTATCTTCTCATAGCCTTGCCACATCACAACTTATATAAGTCGTATTGTCTGGTTCTATATTGGCTGTAAATAAGTCTGCTATTTCATCCCATCTAAATAGCTTTCCTGGTGTATCATCGTAGTCAAAGTTTCCATACAATAGTCTTTGTTTCGTTATCTCATCACTCCTTTCCAATTGCTGTATATAGCTTTCTGGTATATATGGATTATCTCATACAGTTGCCCTTACAAATTTCCTATGAGGTGGTAAAGTTCCATCCTTTCGTGGTTTATAATAGTCGTTGTATACATGTCATTTGTTAGGATTGAAACACTCTAGAAACTTAGGACATTTCTTTATGGTTTTTTCTTCACCTGTTAAACTATCCACAATTGTAAATGTGTTTTGTCTTCCTATCCTAGTCTTTAGCATAGCTATACCTTTAGCATCTACTTCGTTTGCTTCATCTATAAATGCTCCTGTAAGTTCCAGACTTCAAAACCTAGTCCATTCTGTATCCGAT